TCGTCATGCGGTCCTCCTCCATCGCCGAGGCGCTGGAGGCGCAGCGACTCGGTGCTTCCACCACTGATGAGCTCGGGCGCACCGATGCCTTGGTGCATCAGACCGCCGAAGCGCTGATCTCCTGGAACCTGACGAAGGGCGGCGTGGACGTTCCGGCCACCTATGAGGGCCTGGCCGCGCAGCAAGGGTTCATTTTCTGGGCGATCTTCAACGCGTGGGTCGAAGCCATTACGGGGGTCTCCGTCCCTTTGGACGGCGGCTCGACCTCTGGCGACAGCTCCCTGGAGGCGTCGATTCCGATGGAGCCGTTGTCGCCGAGCCCGTCGAGCTGATCCGTGCCCGCTGGATTCTGAACACCCTGCGGCGCTTCCCCGGCTACACGCTGGCGACGCTGCTGGCCGAAGACGCCGAACTGATGCAGTTGATGGCCATCGAGGAAAGAGGAACACCCGATCATGACGCGTAGGCGCCCGGAGCCGCAGCAGCGGCATCAGGTGCTTACGCATGCCCCGGATCGGGGGGCGTCATGCCGAATCTGATCGAGATCGTCATCAAGGCCAAGGACGAGTCCGAGAAGGTCATCCGGGGCGCGGAGAAGACCGGCCAGGACTTCGGCAAGACCATGACGAAGGTCGGTATTGCCTCCGGGCTGGCGCTGGCCGGGATCGGCATCGAGGCCACGAAGATGGCCGCCGAGTACGAGACGTCCACGACCCGGCTGGTGACCAGTGCCGGTGAGTCGACGAAGAACATCGACATGGTCCGTAAGGGCATGCTCGGCATGGCCGCTGATGTCGGCACGTCGGCGCTGGACCTGTCCAAGGGCATGTACACGGTGGAGTCGGCCGGGTATCACGGCGCGGCCGGCCTGACGGTGCTCAAGGCGGCGGCCCAAGGCGCCAAGGACGAGGGCGCGGATCTGGGGACGGTCGCGAACGCCGTGACCGACGTGCTGGTGGACTACCACCTGAAGGCCTCCGACGCTGCGAACGTCACCAGCCAGATGGTCACGGCGGTCAGCTACGGCAAGACCACCTTCCAGGACTTCTCCGGGGCGATGCACAACATCTTGCCGCTGGCCTCGGCGATGCACCTGTCGTTCGCCGACGTGTCCGGCGTGCTGGCGGAGATGACCGCGCACGGCATGAGTGCCGATCAGGCCTCGCAGAACATGGCCAACGCGATGCGGTCGCTGCTGGGCCCGACGCACAGCATGCAGGCCGAGTTCAAGGCAGTCGGCACCTCGGCTGATGAGGTTCATCAGAAGCTGTCCACGGTGGGACTTGCCGGGACGCTGGAGTTCCTGGCGGAGAAGGCCAAGGGCGTCAGCCCGAATTTGCTGGATCAGGAAGCGGCGATGCGCAAGCTGATCGGCACCGCCCCGGGCCTGTCGGTGGCGCTGATGACGACCGGAGAGAACGCCAGCGCGACCGCGGACGCGATCAAGGGGATCGGGGCGGCTTCGGCCGATGCGCAGGGCAACGTCAAGGGCTTCGCGGAGATCCAGCAGACCCTCGGATTCAAGGTCGACCAGCTCAAGGCGTCCTTCGGCGTCCTGATGATCGAACTCGGCGACAAGCTGATCCCGGTCGTCAAGGACGTCGTCGACTGGATGAACAAACACCACACGGTCATGGTCGACTCGCTGCTGGTCCTGGCCGGCCTGGCCGCCGCGGTCGCTACCTACACGATCGCCACCAAGGCCATCGCCCTGGCCACCGGCGCCTGGACCGCCGCGCAGAAGCTGCTGAACGCGGCGCAGGAGGAGGGTGCCCTCACTTCCGGCAAGCTCGGCGCGGCGATGACCGCGATACCGGTGGCGGGCGCTGTCGTAGGCATGGTGATGCTGGGCGAAAAGCTCGGCGAGCTGGCCGGTGTCGGCGACCACACGGCGCAGTCAATGACCAAGCTGAATGCGACGTTCCTGGATGTCGGCAACGGCTCCCCGCAGGCCACGGCGGCCATCGGCCGCATGGCGGCGGCGTTCATGGAGATGTCGCAGCGCGTCAACGACAACAGGCCTGTTCAGGGTCTGAAGGATATGGATGCCACGCTGGCGCAGATGGTGTCGTCGGGCCACGCCGACCAGGCCAAGGCCTCCGTGGAGGCCATTACCGACGCGCTGACCAAGCAGGGCGTGTCGTTGGGCTACATCCACGATCAGGTATTGCCCAAGTACAACGATGCACTGCTGGCGCAGGCAAACCAGGCCCAGGATGCCGCGTCGGCAACGGATGCACTGGGCACCAGTTCGGACGCGACCGCGCAGGCGCAACAGGCCCTGACGGACACCGTTGGCGCGGCCACCAAGGAGTACGACGACGCCAAAAAGGCTGCAAAGGGCTACACGGATACTGTCGACGCGCTGTACGGCAAGTTCGGCGACCTGTCGGGGGCGCAAGCCGCTTTCACGGTGGCCATGGCGAACACGACGGGCCAGATTACCGAGGGCAAGAACGCCATCGACCTGAGTACCGAGGCCGGGGCGAAAAACTTCCAGGTGTTCGAGGGGCTGGCCAAGGCAAACGCGGACGTCGCCAGCAAGATGATCGAGACTGGGTCGTCCAGTGACGACGCCACGGCCGCGCTGCGCAAGGGCGCTACGGCGATCGATGACCTGGCGGCCAAGTCGGGCCTAACCAAGAAGCAGATCGCCGACTTGAACACCGAGCTGTACGGCGTCCCGAAGGTCACCGACCTCACCATAAGCGCCAATGTCAGCTCGGCTATTACAAACCTGTCGATCCTCGGTTCGAGCCTGGATGACATCGCCGGGCGCATGAAGAACGTGGCCCGTGGCCGAACCGCGGCCGGGTTCGCCCACGGCGGGGAGATCGGCGCCGCAGCTACTGGAGGCGACCGTTCTGGCATGGTCCTGGTCGGCGAGCAGGGTCCGGAGCTGGTGCGGCTTCCGGCCGGGTCCACGGTCCGGTCCAACCCGGACACCATGGCAGCCCTGGCCGGTGGCCACGGCGGGGCTCCGGCGGCGATCCAGGTGGAGTGGGTCGGGCCTCCCGGTATCGACGGCCTCATGACGCTGATCAAGAGCTGGATCCGGATCAAGTACGGCAACGGCCCGGACGCGGTGACGCGGGCCCTGAGTCAGAGCTGGTAGGAGCGATAGATGTCGTACAAGACCTGGAATGCGGCGATGCCGACCACGGCGGCCATGAGCGGCGTGGCTACCGCCAACGGCGTGAAGACGATGCTTCAGATCGCCGCGCCGTCGACCCGCGACCTGGAGGTCATCTCCTGGGGGTACAGCCTGTCGGTGACGCCGCCGGGCATCTCCAGCGTCGAACTGATCCAGACCGACGTGGCCGCGACCGTCACCGCGCACATCGCCTCCGGCATTATCTCCCGCGACCCGAACGCCACCGCATCGCTGGTGACACTCGGAACGGCCGCGACCGGCTACACCGCCACCGTCGAGGGCACGACCACCGCGACCCGCCTGTTCGACATGGACCAGCTTGGCATCGCAGCCGGCAACAACCCGCTGAACCCCGACAAGCAGTTCATGCCCGACGAGGAACGCTGGGTCGTGGCCCGGTCCAAGTTCCTGCGGATCCGCACCACCTTCACGTCCACCACGCCGCTGATGCTGTGCTGGGTGACCTGGCGGGAGATCGGCTGAGCCATGGGAATCGCCCCGCTGACCGCAGCAGTGCGCCGCAGGCCGGCGCACTGGCGATTCGGCGTGCCCGCGCAGGCCGGGCTCGCAGGGCCGTCGGTCGACGGCGGTACCGGCGACGTCATCGGCCTGATGGTCGAGCTGTATCTGAACGGCGCATGGACCGACATCTCGCAGTGGGTGTACTACCGCGAGGGCACCACGAAGATCCCCATTGGCCGGGGCCGGGGCGACGAGACCAGCCAGGTCGGGCCGCAGTCGGCCACGATCGTGCTGGACAACCGCGACGGCCGCTTCAGCCCCCGCAACCCGACCGGGCCCTGGTATGGGCTGCTCGGGCGCAACACCCGCATCCGCATCTCCCGGCTGAACAACGCCGTGCGACGCTACCGCTTCTACGGCGAGGTCCCCGCGTGGCCGGTGACTTCCGACATCTCCCACGGCGACATCACCGTCACCGTCAACGCCGCCGGGATGCTGCGCCGGCTGCGGCAGGGCAACCGGTCCATCGGCTCGGCCATGAAGCGCGCCTACACCGTTCCGGCTTCGCTGCCGCTGCTGACCGGCTTCGGCTCCACGTCGATATCGCTGGCAGCGTACTGGCCGTGCGAGGAAGGGGCCAATGCCACGTCCATCGCCTCGGCCGTGACCGGCGGCACGGCGATGACCGTGGCGGGCACTCCCTCATTCGCCAGGGACAGCACCTCGTTCGCGTGCTCCAGTCCGCTGCCGCAGCCGTCCGGGTCGATCTGGACCGGTGCGGTGCCCGCCTACACCGGTGGCGTGGACAACATCGTCAACTTTCTGATGGCGCTGCCCAGCGGCGGCACCGTCAACAACGCCGTCGTCTGCCAGGTCTTGACGCTCGGAAGCATCGCCCGGATCGATGCCGTCTACACCACGGCATCCTCGGGGTCGTTGCAGATGATCGGCTACAGTTCGGCCGGAACGACGCTGTTCACCTCCTCGGCAATTACCGGCCTCAACGCCGCCCCGGTGCGGGTTCAGATGTCGTTGCAGCAGACCGGACCCGACATCGTCTGGCAGCTGCTCACCACATCGGTGAACATCAGCACTCCGCCCGGATTCGCCACCGGGACCCAAAGTACGGCGACCGTGGGCAACATCACCGCGATCGTCATCAACCCGGGCGGCACGATCCTCGACACCACCATCGGTCATGTTTCGGCGCAGTACGCCTGGGCGAATGCGCTGAATGACACCAACCCGCTGCTGGCGTGGGAGCTGGACAATCCCGATGTCACCACCGGGTCCAATCCGCCGCGGTTCATGCGGCTGTGCGCCGAACAGAACGTGCCCGCCGTGGTCATGCCCGGGGCCTCGGGCATGGATACTTTCAGCGGCGGCGCCGTGTCCATGGGCTTCCAGCTGCCGGACACGTTTGCGAACCTGCTCCAGCAGACGGTGGACGTCAGCCTGGGGCTGCTGTTCGAGTCCCGGGACCAGCTGGCGCTGGTGCTGCGCACGCGCGGGTCGCTGTACAACCAGC